CATTCGTACCGTAACGGTAACTTCTGATTTAGGCAAGGCGATATTAAACGTGCCATCCTTATTATCGGTGACGCGCCCATCGAAAGCTTCATGATCACAGTCCTCTGTATGAAATCCTGTGATGTTTCCTTCGTTTAGATCGAACTCGTACTGAGACTGTGTAGTGCAGGCTGGACAAGTTGTGTTTGTCACATAGTCTGCACCATAGCCCGAAACACGAGCGGCTGTCAGCATGGCATTCTTGTCACCAACAAGTAAGTCATCTACTTTAATCGCCTTATTAACGATGATGTTCTGTAGGAACCGATTGATAGCCAATCCTTTCTTCAAAAGAGAGCGAGACGTAAGAATGTCTTCGTCTTTGGCTGTCATGAATTTAATTTCAATAGTCTCCTGCCCCTGAAGCGGGTGACCATCAGTGTAGTACTTGCCACCTGAAGGCAACTCTACAAATTCTGTTGGGACTACAAAATTTAAGCCCGACTGGTTTTGATTTGGCTGCTGTGTAGCAGCTTGAACGGCGGCTGTAGAGTCTCCAACGTTAGTTTCGATGGCTCCCGTACGCTCGTCGTTGTTACGACCTGACATTAATCCTCCAATACGATTAGGTAGTATATAACTATTATAGCTTATACTGTCAGTTATTTAAAATGTTTTATACAGTTTTTACGGCGTAATCATAACGCATCTTAACAGTAATCTCGTTAATATCGTCTGATTCGTAGTCTAAGTCACCGAAGTTAACTTCCTTGACCCATGCATTCGTAAGATCCCATTGCTCAATGATTGAAGCATCACTGGCGATCTGCTGAATGTAGCAGTGATTGAGCGAAGCGACTGCCTCACCTTTTGTAATTGTCTGCTTTGCAATGTCCATGGTTTCTGGCAGTTTATAACCAGAGTCCATGATAATCTGAAGGATGTTTGATGCCATGTCTGGATCAACAGGGTCCACAAGTGTGAACTCTACCTCATTGTACTCGACTCTGCCGGGGTAGTAAAAGGAGTGATTAATAAAGCTGTGTTTAACTTCACTGACAGTGAATGTCGGTTTGGTGACCTTCTTAATTACCCATGCGGGGATTGTGCCGTCACCGACGCTCAAGACCCATCTAAATTTTCTTTTTGGTTCGACATCTGGCTCGTTCCAGAATCTGGTTGGTGCTGTTGGCATTCTTTAATATCCTCCGAAAGAATCTTTGTATCGGGCACCTTTTAATGTACCCGGCTTTCTCTAATAAATAGTAGAACGGAGAGGAAAACCCCTACCGTTCCGCTATTTTATATTCTAATCCTCAAACGCTGCACCAGAGTCGGTGATCACGAAATCAATCGCAATGAATTCAACTGCTTTAGCAGGCTTCAGGAAGATCTTGGCGTACATAATGTTTCTGTCGATAAGATCCGGTGTGGTAGTAGTCGCATCCAAAACAACTCTGAAGTCCATCAGACCAAGCCTTGACTTGATGCTGGACAGGAAGGGGTTCACGCGACCGGTGAAACGATCCCAAGTAGACTGAACGTTCTGGTCGAAGAGCAGGGTTGCTGCCATTCTAGAAATCTCTCTCTTGACGTAAATCATGAGGCGACGAACGTTGATTCGGTCCAGTGCGGATTCAGTTACCTGCAAGGTCTTCTGACCGAAGATAACAATACCTTCTGCTGGGAACTGAGCGATTGGGTTAATGTTTGCGTCGTAAAGGTCGTCACGTTCTGCCGATGTAAGGCGTTCTGAGACGGCGATTACTGGAAGTCCACCACGACCCTCTGACAAACCACCTCGGGTGAAGCCTGCGGGAGCAAACCAAAGCTCCTGAGTCTTCTGACCATATGACATGGCTCCGAGAGCGACAATAGAGGGCGGTACCCAAACACGTTGTGCTGTTTGTGGGTCTGAAATCTGTACCCATGGGAAGTAACATGCACCGTAACTGGAGTTAAGTCCTCTGTTACGCATGTTGCTTACTGCGGTAGCGACGTTTGCACCACGACTCTCAGCACTATCCGTTGATTCGGTTTTCGGCGTGTAAGCGTTAGCAAGGTCAATGATTGCCAAGCAATCTCCGCGAGACTCAGCCACATTGATCATGTGGTTAGTAAGACCCTCATGAGTCAGACCGGGCATAGTCAGTAGATCCATATCTACGACTTCTGGGTCTGCACACATATCGACAGCCTTCTTGACTGAGTAGTATGCATAGTTGGTAGTATCAGTAGCAGTTGAGCTAATCACAACATTACTGAACGGCTCGGACTGAGCAATATCTACTCCCTCGAACCCACCATATAGAGGCATGGTGAAGCGGTCGGCGCCTGCCAAGAGAACTGCCTTGTAGGATGAACTAAGCGCGGTAATTGAAGTACCACCAAGGCGAGATCCTGATGCGTGAACTGACTCTGCAGCCTTATAATCTGTTGGCGAAGAGTTATTAATAATGTTATCCAGCGTGAAGTAGAATGATACCTCAGTGTCTGCGGACGCATCTGCATCGTATGAAGACAATCCGTCTGCTAGCGGGAATACACAATCAGACCAGCTCTCTTCAAACAGAATGCTTGAGTCTTCACGGGTTGAATCAACGCCCCAGTATGCATCTCCTGCATCAGACAAGCCGCCTTGAGAAGCTGAAGCTCTCAGGTACAATCTTGGGAACTCGTATGAACCGGTGAATCCGATCTCGTAGTTACCTGCGCCGGCTGCGTCACCAGCAACAGCGCCGTCACCACCCGTAGAGCCTGTGATATATACAAGAACGGAACCTGCAGCCATTTCTTGAAGTGAAACACTTCCCGAAAGGGTAGCTGCATCGCGACCAAAGATGTTCTGGTATGTTCCGGCTGCTACGGTACCGCCGGGGTTGGTAACCATTGTCACGCCACCATCAGAAGCACACGCAGAAGGTGTGGAACCAGACGTAGCTGTGAAGCCGATGTAACGGGGTGGTCCGTAGAACCCGAATGGAAGCAGAAGCTGGTCTGCGGTACCATTCTCAATGTCGCCGTTAAGCTCAACACGAACAAACTTGGACATGTTGGGGTGCTCACCGTATTCACGGTAGCGGCGCTCGGTATCACTCCATGCGAGGCGCCTGTCACCAATCTTGCGACCAACAAAGTTGGCAGAGAATGGGTTCAGGTTACAACCTGAGAAGCGCTCGATAATCGAAATAGAGTTGTCAAGATCATCAGCCTTACGGATGACAATATCAAACGTTCCATACTTACTGTAATCATTCGAGGAAACCTTAATGTTCTGCATAGAGATCTTAAGATTTTTCTGCTCCCAGTCACCGGGTGAAAGGGTAACGAAGCGGAACAGTTTTTGCATGCTAGCTGCGTCATATGTGCTGTAGTTAGAAGTCAAATCCTGACCGATAACCCAGCCAGACTTAGCCTCTTTAGCTCCCATGGTCATAATAGCGGGAGTATTAGAGCCAAGCTTCAAGGGAGCAACGAAACCGTAGTACTCACCGCTAGAGCCATCTGAGATGTCTGCGGAGCCGGCGGTGCCGTCATAGCCAGAAGCTTGCTGTCCGCACTGTTCAACCAAGTGACGATCATATGTCTGTCCTAGGAAGTAAGTTGCTGTATCTTCTGTAATCTGTGAGTTAGTCAGCATTGGGTTTGTGTTGAATACGTTTCTAATATATGTAGCAGACGTTCTATCAAAGTTAAATGCAGTTTGGTGTGTGATGATAGAGCCTGTCATAACCAAGGCAGTGAATCCACAGTAGTTAGCGTCTGACTCGACCATAACGTTAGAACCGGAAACGGTAACGTCATCAAGCTTAGTACCAGCGGCAGTACCCTTGAGGGCTAGCTCGCCGCTCTTAAGATACCAGACGGCTGCGAGAGCACCCTTCTGGGCAGTCGCTCCTGAACCTGAGTTGGCAATGAATAGACCGTAAGCGCCGCCATCGGTACCAACGGTACCTGTTGACCAACCAGCCGTACCAGCGGTGGTAGCATCTTCATGCTGCTGACCGACAAGACGGATGAAGGTTAGGGCATTCGTGTTACGAAGCCATGCCTGTGCTGCATACGCGGCATAGGTTGGTCCGATCTGGTTTCCATCTCGCCATACGTCGTCACCTTGACGACCACCAACGGGTGAACCGAATACCTCGATAAAATCTGAAAATGAATTGATCTGAGTCGGTCGCATTGATGGACCTCTCTCAGAACGTCCAATAATAACTGGACCAATAGGATCACTCAGACGTGGTAGTTGAGAATTATCGATCTCATTGATATACACACCGGGTGAAACAAACTTAAACTTAGTGATTGACATTACGCTTAATCTCCTGCATTAATACTTTATCCCGTGCGAACCACGGGCATCTGCGTTCATCATACGGCTTCTTTCTGGCCATATTTCAGTAATAAATAGTCAATGGAAACGCCAACGGACATGAAAGAATGGAAATCTTATATTGCAGACAAAAAGAGGGGGGTCCGACCAGCGGACCCCCCAAGGAACGTTCAGGAAAACTACAATATATTATTTAAGGTAGTAGACTCGAAGAACATCATCACCATCGAGCTGAAGATCGGGGTGAAGTTCCACAGAACCAGTTGCACACGTGTAATCACCGCCAGCAAGGTCTGCACCGGGCATAAGCATTTGACCGTTCAAGTGAACCATCTCGCTTCCGGTAAGCCCTGTGTTGCTCAAAGTGTAAACACCAGTAGCAGAAGTATAGTTGTGACCATTAGAGCCAACAACTGTATCAATAACAAAGTCAACTCCTAACTCACCACTGACATTCTTAGCACCGGGACCAGCTTGGAAAGCAGAAAGAACAGAAACATCCATTCTCTTAAGCGTTCCACCATCTGACACCATAAGCTCATCAGTTGCCGCAAGACCAGATGCAAGAGCAGTCTGACCAGAAATAACATCTGTATTAAGCATTGAGCCTTCAACAGCGTTAGCAGCAATAGTGAGAACACCAGCGTTAGAAAGTGTAGCATCGCCGCTAACAGCGACAATCGTACCAACGTTTGAACCGTTACCAACAATGATGCTTCCACCAGCAACAGCTTCCATCTTGGAATACTCAATAGCAGCAGAGCCTAAGACAGACGCATTGACAACTGCGTTAGCAGCCAACTCGTCAGCACCAACAGCGTCGTCAGCAAGCATGCTGTTTTCAACAGCGCCTGCAGCAATTGTAACAGCACCGTTAGCAGCCATAGTGACATCACCACTAATAGCTACAGGGTTGTAGTTAGTGCCGTCAGCGACAAGCATATAGCCTGAAGTGTTGGTAGCCATGAAAAGATCATCGCCACTAATGGTTAGATCACCAAGAACAGTTACGTTACCAGCAGCAGTTGCAACGATTGGGGCTGTACCACTTCCGTGTTTAAGTTCAAATTGAGCGCTAGTTGCCATAGCAGTTAACTGCCAGCGATCATCAGCATCATCTGCTTCATCAGCAGCAAGCTGAATAATACCGTCAGCGCCCTCTTCACCAAAGACAGCCATACCAAAGGATGCCGAAAATGGTGCGCGAGCAAGAATAGTACCAGCAGGGTTTGCTCCAGACTTACCAAGAACAACACTACCAGAGACTTCAAGGTCGCCAGAAGTTCTAAGCTCAGCGGCTGAATAGATCTCGCCAGAACTGGACAATGAAGTTGCACAGTAAGTTCTGAGGTCTGTAGCTGGAATCGTCTTCATTGTACCATTGTCATGAAGAATCAATCCATCGGCATCGGCAATAGTGACACTAGAGCCAACTGCGGTACTACCGTCAAGCACATTAAGCTCAGCAGGTGTTGCAGAAATCGCAACAGCAGAATCTGCTGCAAGGACCGGAATACAACCACTTTGGTTCGGAAGTTTGATCGTGCGATCACCATCCGGGTCAATAATGGTAAGAGTTGTTTCGTTAGCATCTGCAGTAGCGCCTTCAAAAACAACAGCGTTTGCGGCTTCCATAGTTACAGTGTTAACTGTAGTTGTGGTACCAGTAACAACAAGGTTACCGGGCACAGTAACAACAGAAGATGCGCCGGCGCCGAGTGTTACGTCGATTTCGCCATCAGCATCACCGTCCTGAAGCGTTATACCTGCAGTTGCAGTGCCATCATGCTCAGCAACAAAGAGTGCCAGCTTACCACCTTCAGCGCCATTGCTGGCGTCTGCGACAGAAGCGACAATCTTTGCGAACATAACTTGGTCTTGGTTATCGTCATCTGCATAGAATTCGATTTGACCAGCTACGTCGTTGTCAGCCCCTGCTGCACCCTTATCTTTGACAAAGCGCAAGCGAGAGCCGGCGGCGTCGTTTGTTGTGTTCTTGAGAATAACGAGAGGATCTGCTGAGTTAGCAGAACCCACCTCAAAGGTATCAGCGCTGACTTCGACAGTTGTAGCTGCCAATTCAATCTCTGTACCTGCGGCAATGGTGAGTTCTCCCGACCCGTCAGCGGAAATGCTTTCGCCACCGCCGGCGTCATAGAAAGAAATCTTAGTGCCGTCACCAGCGAGAACGAGTTCATCGCCAGACTCATCCCAGAGCAAGTATTTGCCGGATGTTGCACCGAACATCTTAACATCTACACCAGTGTCATTAACACCAAATGTGGTTGCGCCGTCAATTTGAACGACGCCATCAATGTCTACAGCATCGAGGTTAGCGATACCGTCAACGTCGATGTTGCCGGAGAAATCTCCAGTCGCGGCATCAAGCTCACCTGAAATGGTCAAGTTGCGACCACCAGCAATATCAGCGTTTGCGTCAAGGACCATAGCCTTGCTGCCCGCTGCAGTACCGATGGTAAGACCATCAAGATAGGCAAGCTCGGTACTTGTAAGTTCTACTGCGTCAACAGTAAGACTTCCATCGATGGCTAAATCGCCTTCGATATTTGTATCATTATACATTTGGATCTTAGAGCCTGCAAAGGCAATGGATCCTCCATCATAAAAAGAGATGGTTCCTGCGCTACTGATTGAGCCAGATTCCATGCTCATACCGCCGGTGTATACACCTTGAGCGAATTTCGCTGTTGTTGCGGTTGAGCCTGAAAACGGCGCAAGCTGGTGCGCGTTTACTAAAGTTCGTGCCATTCATTTTACCTCCAATAGTTAATAAAAAAGCATCATAAGACACAGGAGTGCCTTACGGTGTCGGATGCCACCATTAAAAATGAAGTAAATGACTACTGATTCAAGTTATGCAAGCAACGATCAATCTTCAGATTGTTTCGTGAAAGAGCCTGTACCGCCTTCCTCCGAAGGGAAATTTAAGGCATAATCAACAGTGGGTTCGACATTGTATATAGTCCGAAGTCCAACGATCTGCTCTCGAAACTTTGTATTAAGTTTAGAATTAATTTCCAAAGCGCGATCTAGCTCATCACGGTGTCTTAACACCA